CAGAAGATTTTAATAAAGAACATGAATTAGGTTCTGCTGATTTAAAAAAAAGATTACAAACAATAGATGCAACTTTATTATTTGTTGATGCAGATTATACTATTGGTTTAGGATTTAATAATGCTGCCGAACAAATAGCAAAACTAGATTCTGATGTTAATGGAGCTTCTTTTATAAATGATGATTTATTTAGTAATAATATATTTAATTCTTATTCACAGAAAATAAATGATTTAACTATTAAAGGTGATCCTAATGCAGATTATGATGAAGCTGAAAGACTATTATCACAGCTAGAAAGTTTTGAAAGATATACTGGAAGCAAAGTTGTTTCTGGAGAAAGAGAAGTTAAGTTTGCAAACTTACGACAAAAAATATTAACTGAAAAAGTAAGTCACGATTCTTTAGTTCTTAAAATTAGAATGGGTGAAGAATTTGAGGAATATAATAAAAATCAAAGAAGCATTTTGGGTTCTCAATTTTATAATGCTTTAGATGCTCGTTTTAATAAATCTGCTAATAAAGAAAAATCTGAAGAAGCTACATTTGAATATGATCAAAGAATGGAATTATTTTTATCATCAAATCCAGATTCAAGTACTTTTGAAATGCAACAGTATGCTAGGGATTTAAGATTAAATTTAATTGATAAATATGAAGAAACTTCGATACAAACAATTACAGCATTTAATTTAGAGGAAAATAAATTTAATGTAATTAGAGAAGCTAAAGATGTTAATAGAAGTTATCAAGAATATTTAACTAATCCAGAAGCAAAAAACATTTTAAAAACTTTAGCAAAACTTAATGGTTATCTTAATGAAGATGGTTCACCAGATGTAGAAATGTTTATGAATGATTACACTAAAATATTAAAACAACGACAAGAAGGTTAATATGGCTACAATTTTAAGCCAAGAAACTTTAGATTTTTTTGAAAAAATAAAAGAAGATACAAAAAAAATTGAACCAATAAATTCTGGTATAGTTACCAAACCAGATGAACAAGATTTTAATTTTTGGAATAAAGCAGGAAGTTTAACTTTATCAGCAGGTCAAGGTGTCGTTAATGCAGTAGAAGAGCAGGGTGATTTTTTAGATGAAAATATAGTTTCTCTTGGTGGACTTGAATTTGGTGATGGAGATGGCAAGGTTACTTTTAAAGATTTTATTCCTAAATATGTTACTCCTAAAAAATGGAAAGAAGGTGGGTACTCGCAAGAAAGAAACTTACCAGTATTTCATAAGCCAGAAGGTATTGGTGAAAATTTAACTGAAGGTGCAGCAAGATTTGTTACAGGATTTATAGGACCATCTAAATTTTTTAAAGCTGTTGGACTTGGCGGAAGTATAACTAAAGTAGGATTAAGGGGTATGGCGGCAGGTGCTGTAACTGATCTTACTGTATTTGATCCAGCAGAAGGTAGGTTATCAGATATGCTAGTAGAGTTTGATTCTCCTGTATTAAATAATGCGGTTACTCAATATTTAGCTACAGATGAATATGATACAGAAATGGAAGGTAGATTAAAAAATGTACTTGAAGGTATGCTTATTGGTGGACCTCTTGAAATATTATTTGGTATAAAAGCATTTAAAAAAGCAAAAAAAACTAAAGATGTATCTCAAAAAGAAAAAATTTATAAAGATGCTGGTGAAGCAATAGAAAGTATTAAAAATGGTAAAAAAACAAAAAAAGTAAAACAAGCAATCTTTGATGGCAATGAAGCTATCAATGCAAAGAAAGCAGTTAAAGCATTAAGAGTTGGCAGGAAAGAAGCAAAAAAAGAAACTGAATCTTTTATTAAATCAATATTAAATACAAAATCATTTAAAAATGCTGATCAAGTTTTAAAAACTATTGATGATGTATCAGAATCATTTGATGACATTACAGTTGATTATTTACAAAATGATGTTTTAAGAAATGATACTGCAGAAGAATTAGCAAAACTATTATCAAGAGATAAAGCAGAAGTTTTAAAATCAATTACAAAAGATAAAGAATTTTCTAAACAAGGTACAGTTAGAATGTTAGCCGCTAAACAAATACTACAAGAAATTGCTTTAACATTAGAACAAGTTTCAACAAAATATTTAGATGAGTTTGGTGATAATGTAAAAAATTGGACTAAAGAATCACAGTTAGAAGTTGGACAGCTTGGTGCTGTTTTAAGAGATACTGTTGTAGCATTAAAAGATCAAATAAGAGGTGCAGCTAGAATAACACAAGCTGGAAGAATTAAAGTTGCTAGATCAGAAGGTAAAGTTTTAGATGTGGAAGAAATGTCAAATATTATAAAAAGATTTGATGGTAATGCTGCAGTTATTGCAAAAAATATTAAAAATAAAAAACCTGCAGAAGTTATTAATTCAGTTGCTAAAACAAAATATCAAAGATCAGTAGAAGTTTTTAATTCACTTTACATTAACTCACTATTATCTGGTGTTTATACTCATGCAATAAATATGAAATCTGGTTTATACGAAGCATTTATTAGACCTATAGAACAAATTGGTGGTGGAGTAGTTAGAGCAGATTTAAGATCAATACAATTAGGTTTTGCTCAATACAAAGGAATGATTTTAAGTATGGGTGATACAATGAGAGCTGTAGGATTATCATTAAAACAAGGTGATGCAATTCTTGATCCTCTGCAAAGAACTCAAGATAATTTACAAATTATTGGAGGAAAAGCAGTTAGACCTATTAGTGGTGCTAATCTTGGATTTGAAGGAGCTGCAGGTACAGCTATTGATTGGGTTGGTAGATTGGTTGAGTTACCAACAAGACTTCTTATGACCGGTGATGAATTATTAAAACAAATGAATTACAGAGGAAGATTATTAACTAATGCTTTAGACAATACTATGGAAAGAGGTTTATCAATAACTTCTAAAGAAGGAAAAGAAAATATAGACAGAATATTTAAGGAAGGTTTTGATAAAAATGGAATGGCTAATACAAAAGACAATCCTATTAATGCAGATGCTTTAGAATACGCAAGAACATCAACATATACTAACTCATTATTAAATGGATCATATTTAAACTGGGGTTCTAAAATACAAAAATTTTTAAATAATGCACCAGAATTAAGATTTCTTGCACCTTTTATAAGAACACCTACAAATCTTTGGAGACATTTTGGAAATCGTATTCCCGGTTTTGGTGCTTTTACAAAACAAAATAGAGATTTATGGAATAGTGGAGATAGAAGAGCTAGAGCAGAAGTATTAGGTAGACAGATGATTGGTATTTCTGCAACCATGTATGGTTTAAGTTTAGCAATGGAAAATGTTGAAGATAAAAATGGTAATAGTTATCCTAAAGTTACAGGTAATGGACCACAAAATTTTAGAGTTAAAAAACAATGGTTACAACTTGGTTGGCAACCTTATTCTATTGCAAGAGAAAATGATGATGGCACTATAACTTATTTACAGTACAACAGAATGGACCCAAGATTTTTTATTTTAGGAATTATAGCAGACTTAAAAGAAAATATTGTTAATATTAATGATCAACAAAAAGAAGATATGTTTAGTGCTGCAGCATTAACAGTTTTTAAAAATGTAACTAATAAAACTTATTTAAGAGGTATAGCTGATGCACTAGAAATAATAGCAACACCTACAGAAAGTAAGTGGTCAAAATTTTTTGGTGGAGTAGTGGGAAATGCTATACCTTATACTGGTTTAAGAAGGCAAGGTATTCCCGGTATTACAGAGCCAGATCAAATAGCTTATGAAACTAGAAGTTTTGTAGATAGAATTTTAAGCACAATAGGTTTGGGTGAAAAATATTTAGAACCAAAAAGAGATTTACTTACTGGAGAACCTATAGAAAAAACACCAAATGCTTTATATATAAATGCAGATGGTATTGCTTCTTTTTCATTCTGGTTTCAAGGACCAAGTTTAGTTGGTAGAAAAGTAGACGTTAAAGACAATCCTATATTATTAGAAATTTCAAGATTAAAACTACCTTTAGAAGAGCCAAGTAAAGTAAAATATAAAACTATAGATTTTACTCAAATATTTAACAAAGATAGTAAACAATCTGCTTATGATTATTGGACAGAAAATATTGGCAAAATTAAAGATAGTGCTGGAGATACTTTAATGCAAAAATTAGAAAAAGAAATTAATAGTAGAGATTATAAATTAAGACAAGAAGGCAATGCTACTATTGATGGTGGAAAAGAAGTAACATTAAAACTTATATATAATGGTTATAAACAAATAGCATATTATGATATGTTAAAAAAATATCCTCAAGCTATGAATGATATTAAAAATGTGTTAAAATTACAGGGTGAAAAATTAGGAAAAACAAAAGATGAAAATATTTCTAAAGAGTTGTTGCCTTTTGATGGCACTAAAGATAGTTTTTTTTTTAGCTTAATGAGTAAAGCGGAAGCTGCTGAAGTTGATATTGAATCAACTGTTAATGAAAGAAGAATTTTAGCAAACAATAATTTTATAGATTCTCTTTGGGGTCTTTACTATCAGACAAGTGATGATCCAGAAAAAAATAAATCAGCAAAAGAAAGATTAAATAAAAATTATAAAGTACCAGAAGATGCTAAAAAATCTATTGATGCTGCAGCATATATATTTAAAGGAGATAGAGGTTTTAGTTCAGACACAATTAAAGATTACTTATCTAAAATAGGACAAGTAGAATCTCAATATAAAACAAAAAGACAGTATGATGGTGGACCTGCAAGATCATATTGGCAAGTAGAACCAAGTACAGCAAGAGATATTTTAACTAGAGAAGGTTTAAATAAAGGTGGATTTTTAGGTAAAAAATTTGAAGAAGTATTTAAAAAATATGCAAAAAAAAATGGATCAGCTGTTGAATATTTAAAAGAATTAAGCGATAAAGAACTTGGAGATTTATTAGAAAAAGATGGTGATCTAGGAGCTACATTTGCTACTGTAGTAATTATAAGCAGATTTCCAAATGAGGAAAATAAATGATTTTAAATATCAATATATATGATATAGGAAACTAACATGACAGTATCAACTACAATTATTAAGAATTCCCACAATGGTAATGGCAGTACCACTAACTTTGCCTATCAATTTAAAATTTTGCAGGACAGCGATCTAACAGTAATTATTAGATCATCTACAGGTA